CATCAACGCCTCTACTGACCCGACTTCTGCCGGTCCCGGCTCTGACCCCAACACCTTGAGCAACCTTGGTGTGGCGTTCACCTTCATCTTCACCGCCGCTTCTTCGGGAGTCACGGGACAAACCATTACCTGTTCCGGCAGTGATGCGTATGTTGGCCAAATCTCTGTTGCTGGTACGACCACTGCGTCGTTCAACTCCACCACCAGCACGATCATCACGCTGAACTCGACCACGACTGGCGGCGCTGCCGCTGGTAGCCGTTTGGTCCTGACGCCGTTTGCTGCTAACAAGTGGTCGGTGCAAGGCTCGTTCGTCGGTTCTGGTTCTGTTGCTACGCCGTACAGCTGATAAATCTTCTTGGGGGGCTTCGGCCCCCTTCACTGAACTTCAAGGAGATTTACCATGCAGACAGATGTCTATTCTGGACACTTAAACAGTTCCGGATTCTTTATCAACTACCGCTCCCGCCTCAAGGGGATCATGTACACGTCGTCCGCGACGGCTGGTACGATCAACATGTGGGATGTGACCGCTGCGCCTACGGCAGCGGCGACTGGCTATGCGCAGTCGGGATATACGGTTACTGTGACAAGCGCCAGCCACGGGTTGAAAACGGGCGACCGTATCGGTATCACGTTTGCTTCGGATGGCACTAACTCCGCCACTAATGGCAATTATGTGGTTACCGTTAGCAGCTCTAGTGTGTTTACCATCACTGATGTCAATACTAGAACCATAACCACCACTGCTTGCACGTTCTCCAATGCTGGTGGACGTTGGCTGATGTCGATAGATACGGCTGCTCTGACGACTTCAGGTATCCCGCAGAACCAAAGTATGCCGATTCCGGGTGAGGGAATGGTATGTATCAACGGTATCTACGGGCAGTTTACCAACCAAACTGGTGTAACCATTTTCTACGGGTGATTTGTGCAAAACACAAAAGGTTTTGATCTTGTTGGCAAGAAGTTGATGATTGGCCTACCGGCTTATGACCATAAGGTAGGCTTGAAGATGGCAGTGTCGCTGATGCGGCTAGGCCAGCAGGTTCTGGAGCATGGGATACATATACAGGTCAGCAGCATCTGCGGCTGTTCGGTTGTGACCCGTGCGCGGAACATGATTGCTCACGAGTTCATGAAGTCCGATTGTGATCACCTGATGTTTATTGACTCTGACATGACGTTTGAGCCGGAATCGGTTCTGCGTCTGTTGGCGTGGAATCAAACTAGGCCGATTGTTGGCGGTGCGTACGAGTCGCGCAAAGAAGGCAAGGTCTACATCCTGTCGTTGGCAGGAGACAAAGACAACATTGAGATGGACGGGCACGGTTTGGTTAAGGCCCGTAGGATCGCAACTGGGTTCATGATGATCAACAAGAAGGTGTTCGTCAAACTAGCCGAAATGCACCCCGAGTGGGAGCACAAGGACAACGTCAGCGAAGCCATGCTGCACAGCTTCTTTGACTTCAAAGTTACCCGTGACGGGTACATTGGCGAGGACTTCCTGTTCTGTGATCGTGCGCTGGAAGCTGGGTTTGAAGCTTGGATTGACCCGACGATCAAGCTGGGTCACATGGGAATTCATGAGTTCAAGAGCGACTTCGGAAATGAGATTCTGTATCCGATGTTTAAGCCGGTTGAACAAACGATGAGTGATGCTGCGTAATGGCTAAGACCCCGGCGTGGACTCGAAAAGAAGGCAAAAATCCTGCTGGTGGTTTGAACGCCAAAGGCAGAGCCTCCTACAACGCAGCGAATCCGGGGAAACCGGGGTTGAAGCGTCCGCAGCCGGAAGGTGGGGCAAGGAAGAAGTCGTTCTGCGCTCGCATGACCGGAATGAAGAAGAAGCTGACTTCAACGAAGACAGCGAAAGACCCGAATAGTCGGATCAACAAAAGCCTCCGGGCTTGGAACTGCTGAGGAAATCATGGCTGATAAAGAGACTGAAGGCTACAACCGCTCCAGAAAAATTGAGCGTGAAGAAAACGAAGCTGATCAAAAGGCGTTTTCGTTGTCTAGCTTGGGGAGAAAAGCAGCGGGTGCTGCTGCCGCTATTCCGGCTGGGCTTGCTGGTGCAGCACTTTTGGGTCCGCAAAAAGATAGTCCCGGTTTCTTAAAGTCCGCAAAATATGGTGCGCGGATGGGATACAACACTGTTACCGGTGATGAAAAAGGTAAAGCTGCGGCAACCAAAGAGTACATGGATGCAGCAGCGGAAAACAAACGCGAAAATCGGGAACCGCAGCTTGGTAAAAAACGTGGTGGTTCCATTTCTGCTTCCAAACGCGCTGACGGCTGCGCTCAACGTGGCAAGACAAAAGGTAGGATGGTTTAATGCCTAGCAAATCCGCCAAGCAGCACCGCTTCATGGAAGCGATTGCTCACAGCCCCGAGTTCGCCAAGAAAGCAGGCGTTCCGCAGTCCGTAGGCAAAGACTACGCTGCTGCTGACAAGGGGAAGAAGTTTGTTCGCGGTGGTATCAATAAGCAGGACACTCGGCACGGCAAGATGGACATACCGTTCAACAAACTCAACCGGTTCGCCGGAATGAAAACTGGAGGCATGATGAAAGAATCCAAAGCAATGGTTGGCAAGGAAGTGAACTTCATGAAGAAGAAGGGTGCTCCTAAGTCCATGATCAAGCACGAAGCGGCTGAGATGGGCGCAATGAAAAAAGGCGGCATGCCAATGAAAGACGGCAAACCCGCGTTTATGAAAGGCATGGCCAAAGGCGGCGGGATTGAGTCCCGTGGCAAGACCAAGGGCATGATGGTCAAGATGGCGACCGGCGGTGTGGTGAAGTTTGCCAAGGGCGGCGGCATTGAGTCCAAGGGCAAAACCAAAGGCACGATGATCAAAATGCAGGGTTGCTAAGTGCGCCCGTCTCGGGGTATGGGGGCGATTGCCCCCTCCAAGATGCCAAAGAAGCGTACGATCAAACGCAAGGATGATCCGAACGAGGTATCTATGTACGCCGAGGGCGGCGAGGTAAGCCGCGTGAATGAAGCTGGCAACTACACCAAACCGGGCATGCGCAAGTCGTTGTTCAACCGAATTAAATCGGGTGGCAAGGGCGGTGACCCGGGGCAGTGGTCTGCACGTAAGGCGCAGATGCTGGCGTTGCAGTACAAGAAGTCTGGCGGGGGGTATAAGTGAGTGGACTCGCCAAACCGCAAGCCAGCCTCAAAGCATGGACGCAGCAAAAGTGGCGCACGAAAAGCGGCAAGCCGTCCACGCAGGGAAGCAAAGCAACCGGAGAACGTTACCTCCCGGAAGCGGCCATCAAAGCGCTCTCCCCGCAAGAGTACGCCGCCAGCACCCGTGCCAAACGAGCAGGTAAAGCAGCCGGAAAGCAGTTTGTACCTCAACCTAAAAGCGTGGCTAAGAAAACTGCTGCGTATAGGAAATAAGTAATGGCTACCGTACCGTACAAGACTACTGATACTCAAGCCTTCAACCTAGACCTGAACAATCTGGTTGAGGAGGCGTTTGAGCGTTGCGGACAGGAGTTGCGTTCGGGTTACGACATGCGTACGGCACGGCGGTCGTTGAACTTGCTCACGATGGAGTGGGCAAACCGTGGCATCAACATGTGGACGGTGGAACAGGGGCAGATCACGCTTGCCTACACCAGCCCAACCCCGACAATTACCTACGACCTGCCGGTCGATACGGTTGACCTGCTGGATCACGTAATTCGCACAGGCACTAACCAGAACCAGACCGACATCAATATCAGCCGGATCAGCGAGTCTACCTACGCCATGATCCCGAACAAAAACGCTGTTGGCCGACCGATTCAGGTCTGGATTCAACGTCGTTCAGGGGCTACAAACTCCGCTGGTGTGACCGTTCCGCCCCGGATTCACGTCTGGCCAACGCCAGATAACAGCCAGACCTACACCTTTGTGTATTGGCGGCTACGCCGAATTCAGGATGCTGGTAACGGCATCAACGGCCAAGACGTACCGTTCCGCTTCATGCCTTGTATGGTGGCGGGGCTGGCATTCCAGCTATCCATGAAGCTGCCGGGTGTCGATCCGGGCCGGATTGGCATGCTCAAGGCTGAATACAACGAACAGTGGGAGCTAGCGTCGACGGAAGACCGGGAGAAGGCTCCGATTAGGTTTGTTCCGCGCCAACAGTTCTTTGGTTAATCATGCCAAACAGGTTTTCGTCTGGCAAAAATTCAATTGCGGAATGCGACCGGTGCGGGTTTCGGTACAAGCTGAAGCAGTTGAAAGGTTTGGTCATCAAGACCAAAAACGTGAACATTATGGTCTGCCCCACATGTTGGGAGCCTGATCAACCGCAGTTGTCGTTGGGTCTGTACCCGGTCAATGACCCGCAAGCAGTTCGTAATCCAAGGCCGGATGTGAGTTATGTCACCTCGGGCAACAGCGGGTTGCAGACGCAGCAGAACAGTACTGGGCCTTTGGGTAGCGGTTCACCGGAGGGTGGTAGTAGAATCATCCAGTGGGGCTGGAGTCCGGTGGGTGGCGCAAGAGGCATTGATGCAGGGTTCACGCCGAATAACTTGGCACTGACGATTGCGATTGGCAACGTAACAGTAGTGACTTCATAGGAGTAGAAAATGGATACCAAACAGGTCAAGAAGATTGCAGACAAAGAAGTCAAGATGCACGAGAAGCGTCTGCATGGCATGAAAAAAGGCGGCGTGACTGGTGCGGCAATGCGCAAGGTCGGTCGTAACATGGCGCGTGTGAACAACCAGCGGAGCCGATAATGACTAAGAATGATAAGTTTGAATTCTTCTCGGTTGATACTGCCAACCCGATTGGCAAATACATGCAGCCGAAACCGAATACCAACTCGACCGGCAAGAACGGTTACCCTGACACTGCCAAGTCTTCCGGAATTAAGATTTTTGGCACAGGCGCGGCAACCAAAGGTGTTATGGCACGCGGTCCGATGGGTTAACCATGAACTACAGTACGCTGTTTGAAACCATCAAGGGTTACCTTGAGAATGACTTCCCTGCGTCCGTGTTTACGGATAGCGCGGGGACAGGCACGGCTACGCTTACAAGCACCGAGCAGATCAACACTTTCATTACTCAAGCCGAACAGCGTATTTTCAACACGGTTCAATTTCCGTCCATTCGCAAGAACGTGACCGGAGCTGTAACGACCAACAACAAGTACCTCTCGTCGCCAGACGATTTCTTGGCTGTCTATTCGCTGGCTGTGGTCAACACTGACGGGTCGTACGCCTACCTGCTGAACAAGGATGTGAACTTCATCCGCGAATCGTATCCAATACCAACGGACACTGGCGTACCTGCGTACTACGCTCTGTTTGGTCCAACTGTCTCTGGGTCAACGATCAGCAATGAATTGTCCTTCTTGCTTGGCCCAACTCCTGACTCAAATTATGTTGTTGAACTTCATTACTACTACTACCCTCAGAGCATCACAACTGCACCCAGCGGCCAAACTTGGCTGGGTGATAATTTTGACAGCGTGCTACTTTATGGTTCGCTCGTAGAAGGCTACACCTTCATGAAGGGTGAAGCTGACCTCATCTCCGCCTACAACACCAAGTATATGGAAGCACTGGCAATGGCCAAGCGTCTGGGTGATGGCATGGAGCGTCAAGATGCGTACCGCAGCGGTCAGTACCGCCAGAAGGTGACCTGATGGCTTTCACCGGTAACTACGCAACCAACACCTACAAGAACGGGCTGAACACCGCTACGTTCAATCTTGGCACGGGTACGACGCAGGTCTTCAAGATCGCCCTGTACACCAACACGGCTACGTTGGACGCAACCACCACTGCGTATACCGCTACTGGTGAAGTGTCTGCTACGGGCTACACGGCGGGTGGTGAAACGCTGACGGTCAGTCAAGTGCCAACGGTTGGTTCGTCTGGCACGACCTCGTACTACTCGTTCTCAAACGTCACTTGGTCTGGTTCGTTCACGGCGCGTGGCGCGTTGATTTATAAGTATGACGGCTCGGCCAATCCAGCTATGATTGTGCTGGATTTTGGCAATGACAAGACTTCAACCGGTACGTTCCAAGTGCAGTTTCCGACCGCAGATAACACAAACGCAATCGTGAGGATATCGTGATCGTAACGACCACCAAAGGTGACATGGATGAGAACCTGCTTGAGAAGCGGGAAGGCTCGATTGATGACGATAACGAAGCAACTACTTGGGTCGAGTACTGGCTCGATGGTGAATTGGTTCACAGATCAGCGCATGTCACGCTGAAGAAGTGGCCGACTGTCGGTGGCGAAACATCTCTTTTTGGATAGGAAATATCATGGCAAACACGCAATCAATGTGTACTACGTTTTTGAAAGAGCTGATGCTCGGCCAACACCAGTTTGGCTCGTCCACGCTTGTGTCGCGTACCAGCTTGACCGCGCCGACTACGGACACCTTCAAGGCGGCTCTGTACTTTGCTTCGGCAACGGTTGATGCAAACACCTCAGCGTACAGCACGACCGGTGAAGTGACCAACACGTCTGGTACTGGTTACACGGCTGGTGGCGTTACCGTTACCAACGGCACGGCTCCGCTGTCCACCAACACTTCGGCTACGGCTGGTGTGGCGTACTGGACTCCGACCGCCAGCTTTCAGTGGACTGCACTGACCGTCACCACGGCGTTTGACTCCGTTCTTCTGTACAACTCGACCCAAAGCAACAAGGCTGTCAGTGTGCATACGTTCGGTTCGCAGACTATTACTGCCGGTACGTTCACGCTGACTATGCCGAGCAACACGACGAGCACTGCACTGCTGCGCCTCTCGACCACCTAATTGGAGCGCGGCCTAGCCGCGTAGATTATGTTCGGGATATCCGCATTCGCTGAAACTCCGTTTGCAGCACTTCCGGGTGCTGCCGGTACGGTAGTAACAGTAGCGTTAACAGGGAATGCGGCCAGTGGTGCTGTAGAAACGGTTGCGGCTGACAACTCAGTCGCCATAACCGGTGATGATGTAAGCGGTTTTGTTGGAACGGTAGTAGCGTCAACAGGGTTCAGCGCCGACCTGACTAGCGTTGTTGCAAGTGGCGTGGTTGGAACGGTAGAGCCAAGTCTCTCTGTTGCTCTGACTGGAGTTGCTGGAAGTGGTTTGGCTGGGTCGGTCACGCCCAACAAAGATTTCGCGCTGACCGGAGTTGACGCATCAGGAATTGTTGGGACTGTAACTCCTGCAACCTCCTTCTCAATTGATTTGACAGGAGATGCGGCAAGCGGTTTGGTGGGTACGGTTGTCGCAACAGCCGGTTCACTTGCTGATTTGACCGGCGTAGTTGCAAGTGGAAGTGTTGGCACTGTATCTGTTTCGATGGTGGTTGATATCGCCATCACTGGAGTGTCAGGAAGTGGGCAGGTTGGTTTACTGGCGGTATCCACCAGTGGAGATGCTTCTGGCGATGTTGCGTCAGGTTTGATTGGAACAGTTGGCCCAGAAACAGTAGTTGGGTTGACCGGTGTAGCGGCAAGTGGTGCGGTTGGTACGGTTACGGCTTTCGCAAATTCTACGGGAGCCTTGACCGGGAACAACGCTAACGGCTCGACAGGTAGTGTTGCGGCAAGTTTGACGGTTGGTTTGACGGGCGTAGCAGCCTCTGGGTTTACCGGCGACTTGGCCACACAGGTTTTTGAGCTTACTGGTGATGCAGCAGTAGGTACTGTTGGGTCAGTTGGCAGGTCTGTCAGTATCGCCCTGAGTGGTGTGTCGGCAAGAGGTTCTGCTGGCAGCGTGACAGCGATATATTGGAAATTAATTGACGATTTGCAGACTGCAAACTGGGCGTTGGTGGATAGTGCAGAAACTGCTGGTTGGACGGTGATAAGTAATGATGTTTCTGCCGGATGGCAGCTTATTGATGACACGGTGATTTAATGGCCCTGATTCTTGCAGATCGAGTAAAGGACACGACGACCACGTCGAGTACAGGCACGATCACGCTCAGTGACACTGCGCCAACTGGGTATCAAAACTTCTCTGTCATTGGCAACGGCAACACCACCTACTACACCATTGCGCATCAGACCCTTGGCGAGTGGGAAGTTGGTATCGGAACGTACACGTCATCCGGAACCACGCTGGCCAGAACCACAATTCTTGCTTCAAGTAACTCAGGCAGCGTCGTCAACTTCAGCGCCGGAACCAAAGATGTATTCGTTACATCTCCAGCGGAACGGACTGTTCAAGGTCTTGGAAGCGGAACCAGCACTCAAGCCATTGTGCTGAATGGAACCACGGCGTCCGTGTCCGGAACGATTGCTACCGGAACAAACGGTATGTCTGTTGGGCCGATTACAGTGTCTTCAGGCGTGGTCATTACAGTGGCCACTGGTCAAAGGTGGTTGATACTATGAGTTCACTCGTTCTTGCTGGAGACACCAGCGGCTCTATCACAGTGTCATCGCCAGCAGTGGCTGGCACAAACACACTCACACTTCCTGCAACCACTGGAACTTTTGCTCTTGAAGCTAGTGGTACTGGATTTAAAAACAGACTTATCAATGCTGCGATGGCTGTTTCCCAAAGAAACGGATCAAACAACCAGACAATCACTGCTGCGGCTGCACTTGCCTACACCGTTGACCGTTGGTACGCATACTGCACAGGTGCGAACGTAACCGGAGCGCAGGTTGCTGGAGCGTCTACGTCATCTCAGTTTTTATACCAATTTACCGGTGCAGCATCGGTCACTGCCATTGGTTTTGGTCAGCGCATTGAATCTAGGAATTGTTTTGATCTGGCTGGCACGACGGCAACTCTGTCTGCCTACATTTCAAATTCTTTGCTGACCACGGTCACTTGGACGGCGTATTACGCCACAACTACAGACTCGTTTGGCACTTTAGCTTCGCCAACCAGAACGCAGATTGCCACCGGCACATTCACCGTAACCAGTACTCACGCTCGATACACAGCAAACATCTCCGTGCCAAGCGCAGCTACTACAGGCATTGAAATTGTCTTTACTGTTGGCGCTCAGACGAGCGGAACATGGCTTTTGGACGACATTCAGTTTGAAGCTGGCGGAGTGGCAACCGTATTTGATGACCAAGCGTATCCAGTAGAAGTTGTTATGTGCCAAAGGTACTATTACAGGTTGGTTGTCACTGCTGCCGCTCAATCGCTTGGTTCTGGATATTGCTCCAGTACAACGGTGTTTCTTGGTGCTACGCCATTTCCAGTGACGATGAGAACCGTTCCAACTGCTCTAGAACAGAGCGGAACGGCGGCTGACTATCGAATCATTATTGCCGCAGGAACTAACGTAGCCTGTTCTGCTGTCCCAACTTTTTCTTCTGCTAGCGTTAGCGCTGCTGACACCACCTTTACGGTTGCAAGTGGCCTGACTGCTGGACAGGGTGGGATACCAAGATCGGCTGCTGCAACTGCATATCTTGGATGGAGTGCTGAACTGTGATTTACAGGACATTCGCGCTGGTTGAAGGCCAACCACAAATCTACGGTCTGATTGATGAAGACGGCAAATGCCGTCTTACCTGCGTAGCAGAAAACCCGGAGTTCAAGGAATGGCTTGAACAGGGCAATACTCCGTTGCCAGTAGAGGAACAGCAATGAGTACTATTACCGCAGGGACTACATCCACCACCACACTGCAAGTTGCTGGCGATACGAACGGTGATTTGGTTATTAAAACAAATAACACTGGCTCTGGCGGCACAACTGCTGTAACCATTACGACTGCTGGTGGTGTTGCGTTTGGTACATCCGGCACAGCCTATGGTACGTCTGGTCAAGTACTTACTTCAGCAGGTAATGCCCCGCCAACTTGGTCTGCTGTTAGCCCAATTACTACGCCAGATGTAAAAACCACTGGTACATCTGCAACTTGGACTATACCTGCTGGAATTACGAAGGTTCGCATCACTGTTGTTGCGGGTGGCGGTGCAGGTGGCGCAGGAAATGCCGCTAACGGCGGTGGCGGTGGCGGCGGTGGCGGTACAGCAATTAAAACTTTGACCGGCCTCACTCCGGGTAACACATTGATTTATAGCGTTGGTGCGGCAGCATCAACATCTCAAGTCGCATCTGGCACTGAAACTATCACCACAATTTCTGCTACTGGAGGTTCCGCTGGAGGAACTACAACAGGCGGCACTGGCGGGGTTGGAAGCAATGGGGATTTGAATATTGGTGGTGGCGGCGGTAATGCAGGATGCACGGATGGCGATGGAGTTTCGGGCATTCCGGGGGCGGGAGGTTCGTCAACGCTCGGAGGTGGAGGGGCGGCTTCAAAAGCAACAAATGGTTCTGCTGGTCGCGCTTATGGCGGCGGCGGTTCGGGGGGTGTTGGCTCGGGCGGCGGTGGCAATGCAGGTGTGGTAATTTTTGAATACTAAGGTGAGAACATGAAATACGCATATATTGCTTTGCAAGAACCATTTTCGCTTGGTGTTCGGATTGTTCAGATACAAGACACCAAGGACGGGTTGCTGGATGTTGACGGTGTGTTGCTCTGGGTTGAGTGCGCTGACGACGTGACCACTACTGGCTACTACTACGACACTGGCGACAGCCAGATCAAAGCAATTCCTGTCGCGGGTCAGGAATGACAATCACGATCAACGGTACGAGTGGTGTGACATTTCCGGCTGGGGGTGTAGCTAACCCGGCTGGCTCGTACGTTGGCGTGTCTGATACCCAGACGTTGACCAACAAGTTTGTTTCTTTCCAAGTTGGTTCAGCAACTGTACCGATTATTCAGTTTGCCCAAAACAGCAACGCTGTCCTAACAACTCCAGCAAAGGGTGCTATTGAATACGATGGCGAGGTTTTGTACTACGACCCAGCTGCAAGTGCTCGTGGTGTCATCCCGAATTTATTGACGTTTTGTTTGACCGCTAATTCAACTGGTGCGGCTTCAGCATCTGCGCAGTCTTTGTTTGGCGCAAACAACGGCTCAACCTTGAACATTGGGCTTGCAACCACTTATATGTTCAAAATGAATTTGGTTTTTACAAAATCTGCTGGCGCAGCCGCAACCAGTTTGTCACTTGGTTTTGCTGGAACCGCTACAGTCAGCAACATTTTTTATCGTGGGAATGTCTACTCCGCCAATAATGCCACGGTGACAGGTTATGTTGCCTCCGGCGCTGGACAGGGTGTATCGACTACAACTGCGGCAACTGTTGTTTTTGCTCCAATAACGAGTGCATCCGCCCAACACCAAGGTAATTTTTATGGTGTAGTAACTTTTAGTGGTACTGGCACTTTTATTCCGCAATACACTTTAAGTAATAGTGGCGGTGCAGTAACCCTGCTTGCAGGGTCAAACATCACCATGTGGCCAATTGGCGACCTAGGTACACCGGGCACTTCTGTCTATGTTGGTAACTGGACGTAATCGAGAAAATAATGGCACTGATATTGGACGGTACTGTTGGCGCTACGTTCCCGGCTGGTGGTGTTGGAAACACCGCAGGTGCTGGCGTTGGGACAACTGACTCACAAACGCTGACAAACAAACTGTTGTCTCTAGCCGCTGGTACAACCAGCGTTGCGCCACTTGCGTTCAACTCGTCAAGCACAACCATCCTCACTTCGCAAACCAAAGGCGCGATTGAGTACGACGGGAACGCCATGTATGCCACGCCCACCACCAGCGGTCGCGGTGTTGTGCCGGGTATGAGTCTTTTTTGTTTGACGAGCGCTGGCACGACAAACGACAGTACAACAGCGCAAAATATATTTGGTGGTGGAACTTCAAATACAAGCTGGAACGCTTCCACCATCAACATCAACTATATGTTTGAAATCAACATCGGCATGACAAAAACTGCTGGTGCAACGTCCCACACCATTGCGTTTGGTTTTGCTGGTGGCTCCACAATGTCTTCAATTTGGTATCGCGGGACAAGTTTGGCAATTGCTGGCTCATCAACAATCAGCGGGTATAACGCAAACGTCGGACAATTTGCTGCCAATACCAGAAACTCAACTGTATGTTCTCCGGCAATAGCAAACGCATCAGCACACTTCAGCATGACGCTTTCTGGTGTTATGCGATTTAGCGCATCTGGAACTGTGATTCCACAGTGGACGCTTAGTGCAGCTCCGGGAGGGCAGTACAGTATTCTTGCCGGTTCATACATGGCTGTATGGCCAATTGGAAACCAAGCTGGTGCCGGTGGCGGTGGACCTAGCGCAATTCGTGTCGGTAACTGGGCATAACTGGAGTAATTCATGAGCACTTATTCAACCAACCTTGCGCTGGAACTGATTGCTAACGGCGATCAATCTGGTACTTGGGGCGATACAACCAACACCAACCTTGGTACGCTGATCGAACAGGCGATCAGTGGTTACGTCACTCAGGCTTGCACGGGCGGAACCGACACCATCACCATCCCGAACGGTACGACAGGCGTTGCCCGGAACATGTTCTTGGAACTCACGGGTACTGGCGGCGGTACGCTGGTTGTGCCATCCAACAAGAAGCTGTACTTCATCTACAACAACACCAGCACTGCGATCACGGTCAAAGTTAGCGGTCAGACCGGAGTATCTGTTCCGGCTGGTAAAAAGATGATATTGGTGTCAAACGGCACTGATGTTATTGAAGCGGTTAATTATTTGGGCGCAAGTGCGCCTTTGGCAGTTTCATCCGGCGGGACTGGCCTTGCAACGCTGACAGCCAACAACCTTCTCCTTGGCAATGGCGCGGGCAATGTGCAGTTTGTTGCCCCCGGTACTGCTGGCAACGTGCTGACATCAAACGGAACCACTTGGGCTTCTTCTGCTGGATCGACATTCGTTTCCAGCGTTACGGCAACCTCGCCGCTTTCATC